AGAAGGCAATCTCTTCCATGCAGGCCAACAGCTAATGACTTGGGCCGCAGGTAATGCCCGTGTCGTGATGGTTGGTAATGGTATGCGAATAACCAAGCAAGAATCCGGTGTAGGAAAGATTGACCCATTGATTGCCACATTTAACGCAGTTGCTCTTATGTCGATGAATCCAGAACCTACAAACAAAGAATATAACGTCTTTTTCGTCTAATTAAATTTTTAACTCAAAGCTCGCGAAATGCGGGCTTTTTCTTTTTTAAAGGAGAGCTTAATGCCTGCTCTACAGAAATCATTTGGCTCTTTTGAAATCAAGAGCACGAACGAGGAAAAGCGAACTTTTAAAGGGATTGCAAGCACACCAAATGCAGACCGCGCAAAAGACATCATGGTCCCAAGCGGGGCTAAGTTCGAGCTTCCAATGCCACTTCTTTTCCATCATGAGCACAGTGCTCCGATTGGACAGGTCATTGATGCAAAGGTGACTGATAAGGGAATCGAAGTAGAGATTCATATCCCAGAAATCATAGAAGAAGGGAACTTAAAAGCCCGTGTCGATGAAGCCTATCAAAGTCTCAAGTATGGACTAGTTAAAGGGCTTTCAGTTGGGTTTTTAGCCGATTGGGAACAGGCCGAATTTATCAAAGGTGGTGGCATCCAGTTTAACGAGTGGGAGTGGTACGAGCTCTCACTAGTGACCATCCCATGCAATCGCGACAGTTCAACAGATTATTCAAAAGCTTTCGAGGAATACAAAGCCGCGTTGGGCAAACAACCTCAGAAACCCGCAGCAGATGGCGATTCATCTGAGCAAAAACACGTAATTGTAAAACTTAATAGCCCAACAAAGGGTGGAGTAAAACTATGAATGAATATTTAAAAAAATTGCTAAAGGCATTAGCTGAAAAGAACCAAGCAATGCAGACGGCATTATCTAAATCGGCCGCAGCTGGTACTACACCAGATGAAGAAACCGAAAAAGAAATCCAAGCTCTCGAAAAAGAAATTGCAGCAATTGAAGTCAACATCGAGCGCACTAAAAAGCAAATCGCTGCTACTGAAGCTGCCGCTGAAAATGCGACTCCTGTTGCTGGTGATAATCCAGAAGAATCTAAAAAATCTGCGAAAGGTGATCCAGATCCAAAAGGCGACAATAAGATTATTGTTAAGTCGAACCTTCCTAAAGGTGTTGGATTTGCACAATATGCCCAAGCAAAACTGATTTCTCAGTTAAATGCTAAAGAAGGCCGATTCGAGTCGCCATTGGAAGTTGCTAAGAAAATGGGCTTTGGTGAAGAAGTTCAAGACTTAATTACTAAGGCGACTCTTGGTACTACGACTGATTCAGGTTTTGCAGCGACATTGGTACATGAGAACCATTTGGTTGGTGAGTTTGTTGAATTGCTTCGCCAAGCAACTGTCTTCGATAAGCTTCAAGGCTTCCGTGCAGTTCCTTTCCGTTCAAAAATTCCTTCTCAAGTAACAGGTGGTACGGCTTCATGGGTTGGTGAGGGTGCTGCTAAGCCACTTACAAACCCAACTTTTAGTGAAGTAGAAATCGGAGAGCACAAGCTAGCTGCTATTACGGTTTATACCCAAGAGTTGATGCGTCGCTCAGATCCTTCTGTAAGCGTGCTGGTACGTGATGACTTAATCGCTGCAAGTGCAACATTGGTCGATAACACTTTCCTTGATGCTGTAGCAGCTTCTTCAACTCGTCCGGCTGGTGTACTTAATGGTGTAACCATGACGCCAAACACTGGTGAGACGGCAGCTGCATATGAAAAAGATTTACTCGCATTGATTAACACTTTCGTTACTAACAACTTAAGTTTGGATGGTGCGTACTTCTTGATGTCAGAAACACGTGCAGCACAAATCGCGTTGTTGCGTGATGCTCTAGGCAACTCTTACTTTAACGGTATGGCTTTACGCGGTTCTCGTACCTTGCTTGGTATTCCTGTAATCACTTCACAAGCACTTGGCAACAAAATCATCCTTGTGAAAACAAGCGAGATCTTACTTGCACAAGATGGTGGTGTGGATGTTTCTTACAGCGACCAAGCTACATTGGTTGATGGTGGAACTACTCACCACTTATGGCAAGAAAACAAATTTGCTGTCCGTGTAGAGAAGTTCATCACTTGGGCTAAACGCCGCCCAGTGGCAGCAGCATTCCTCGACTATACAACCACTCCAACTCCTCCATAAGTTGGCGTATTGACCTTAAAACAGCTCCTTAATTGGGGCTGTTTTCATATCTGAGCAATGAGATTTCATTGTTGAGCTATGGGAGCAGCTATGAAAATTGAATATTTACAGGTTATGCACAATGCCAATGTGGGTGATGTGCTTGATGTAACCGATTTTGAAGCAAATATCTTGATTAAAACTGGTGTTGCGAAGCCTTATGAGGAACCAAAAAAGGCAACAAGCAAACCTAAAAAAGAAGTAAAAACTAGCGAATAAAGGCGGTAAAAATGGGCATTTTTGACTGGTTAAGAGGTAAAAAGAGCTTTCAAAGTGTCCATAGTGCTGGGCAGACTTGGAATAGCCTATTTGTGCAAGAACCATACTCAGGTGCTTGGCAGAAAAATGACGAATTAACACGCGATGATCTTGTTGCGTCTTATGCAGTTTTCGCTTGTGTAAGCCTCATCTCTAAGGATATTGGTAAATTACCGATTCTCTTGAAACGCAAAGAAAAAGGGGTGTTAGTCAATGTCGACATCCCTGACAAGCTGCGCGTTTTAAAGAAGCCAAACAATTATCAGACTTGGCAGCAGTTCCAAGAGCAATGGACATCAAGTTTATTACTTCGTGGCAATACATACGTGTGGAAACTCCGTGATGTTTTTGGCGAAGTATACCGAATGGTGGTGCTTAACCCTGACCTTGTTTGTCCTCTTGTTGATGACTACGGCAATGTGTTTTATCAGTTCAATACTGACCGCTTAACACAAACCGAATCTGTGATTGTTCCTGCATCTGAAATCATCCATGACCGCATTAACGCCTTCTATCATCCACTTGTTGGTTTATCACCAATTATGGCTTGTGGTGTAGCGGCAGGCATGGGTGTGAAGATCATCAAAAACGCTGCAAACTTCTTCGGAAACGGTAGCAGACCGGGTGGAATCTTGGTTGCTCCCGGATCTATCACGAAAGAAAAGGCGGAAGAAATCCAAGCTCGTTGGAACACGAATTATTCTGGTGCGAATTTCGGAAAGACTGCGGTCATTGGCGATGGTATGACTTATACCGCTTTAGGTATGAGTGCTGCTGACTCACAAATGATTGAGTTATTGGAAATGTCAGGTCGAGTGGTTTGTAGTGTATTCAATGTACCACCTTTTAAAATCGGTATTGGCACTGTTCCAGACGATTCAGAGAAGGCTAACGGGATTTATTATTCTGACTGCCTACAAGCCTTAATCGAAGCACGTGAAAACTTATTGGATGAAGGTTTAGACCTGCCATCTTTTAACGTTGAGTCCTTCCTTGATATCGACATGCTTATTCGCATGGATTCTGAACGATTCCATACTATGGTTCGTGATGACGTGAAAGGTTCATTGCTTACACCTAATGAGGGCCGAGCAAAAATCGGCAAATTGCCTCTAAATGGAGGCGATACAGTTTACATGCAACAGCAAAACTTCTCGCTTGAAGCACTTGCTAAGCGTGATGCCAAGGATGACCCATTTAATCCTTCATCTAGCGCTTCACAGTCTGCGGAAACACCGAAACCCGATGCAGAACAGCCAGAAGGTGAAAACGCGCTTAAATCGCTTTATACGGGCGTTTTTAAAGATGATGTGGCTTATAAAAAAGGGCAGTTCGTCACTAAAAATGGCTCGTTATGGCATGTTGAGAATGACCATTTAGGCGAATTTGATCATAAAAACTTTAAGTTGTGCGCGAAGGAGTGGACAGAATGAGCATAGTTACACTTGCAGAAGTCAAAGAACACCTTCGCTATGACGATGATTCAAATGACACGAACTTAGAAATCTATAGAAAAGCGGCTGAATCGGCCGTTTTACGCTATACGGATGTGATTCACCATGTTGAGCCATATCCAGAAGAGTTCCGTTTAGCTGTGCTCGTATTTGTTGGATATTACGACAAACACCGTAACGCCGAAGCAGATGCGCCAGTGAATGGCAATTTTATGCCACAGCCAGTGCAATCTCTTCTATTTACTTATCGAACGCCTACTGCTGTTTGAGGTATTTATGGGTATTCGGGAATATTTATTTGGATGTCAATGTTGGGCATGCAAGAACATTCGTGCAGGTGGTGGGTATCAACCATGCCACAAGGCTAAAAAATCTGGCGAGCTAAGTAAGCCACCAAAAAAACCATGAGGTATTTATGGGACAAAACGCAGGTGAATTACGTCACCGCATCACCATTCAAAAGCCCATACAAACTCAAGATCAAAACACAGGTAAATTAATTACCTCATGGTCAAATCTTGCAACTATTTGGGCCGAAGTAACTGACTTATCAACCCGTGATGTTATTGCAGCCAAAGCAGCAAACAGCGCAATACAAGCCCGTGCAAAAGTGCGTTTTAGCAGCACTACAAAGCAGATTGATAGCACCATGCGAGTTTTGTTTGATGGCTACTATTACAAGATTGACGGCAAACCTATGCGAGATCCAGATTCGCGCCGTGAATATCTAACCATCAACTTATCAACTGGTGATAAAGCATGGAATGGGTGATTTATGACAACTCAAATACATGGTTTGGAGCCTGCATTAAGACGAATGCGGGCAATTGGTAATGACAAGACTGTAAAACGTATCGCCCGTAAAGCGATGCGGCAGGCAATGAATATTGCAAGAGATGCAGCTCGTCAAAAAGTTAAACGCCTAGATGATCCTACCACTCCAGAAAAAATCTGGAAAGAAATTGTGGTTCAAAATGGCCGGAGTAGAAATAAAAACACTTTGGTTATGCGCGTGGGAGTGCGTGGTGGTGCACGTATCCCATATACAAACAATGCTCAAAATAGACGTGCTGGACGTGTTGGTCAAACTTACCAAGCGGACGGCCGAGTCTTTTACTGGCGATTCCTTGAGTTAGGCACCAGTAAACAGCCTGCTACTCCATTTTTACGCCCTGCTTTATACGAAAACATTGAACAAGTTACCGATAAATTTGTTCAAGTGTTTAATTTTGAACTCAGCGTGGTTTTAGGTGCAGCTTAATGATTGATGTTCCAATTTTTAAATTAGCCAGAGCAGATCCAGCGGTTAAGGCTCTACTTGAAAGCGATGGAATTTTGCGAGTCTGGAAGTTTGGAAGTGCTCCAGATGAGCCACAAGCGCCATATGTGACATGGCAAACAATTTCTGGTGATTCAAATAGCAACCTTGATTCACGTCCTGTTTCAGACAATGCAATTATTCAAATCGATGTTTACGCAACTGATGAGGATGTTGTTGATCAGGTTGCAAAAGCAATTCGCTTCGCAATTGAACTTGATTGTTATGTGGTTCGTTATGGCGAGGCAGATAAGGACCCCGTAACAGGCATGCCTCACTATTCTTTTGATGTTAGCTGGATTGTAAACCGCTAATAAAACTTAAACCATATTTTCACTTAGCACCCAATCGGGTGCTTTTTTTATGCCTAAAAGGAGCGCTCTTAATGGCTAATGTTAAAACTCAAAAAACACAGTTATTTACTGTGTTAAATGGTCAAGTGGTTCGTTTTGTTTGCTCTAAACGGATTGACTTGGGGCAAGATTCATTTCAAAAAATTGATGTGACTTGTCTTGATGCAGACTCAAAACAGTATGTTCGCGGTATGCGTGATCCCGGCGAAGGTGCAGTAGAAATCGATTACGATGATACAAACACAAGTCATGACAAACTTATTGAAATTGCCGAATCTGGCGAGATTTTAGAATGGCATGTTGGCTCAGGTCATGCTCCCACCGCTCCAACTTATGATGCTACTACCGGTATTGATTTGCCAGAGGATCGTATGTGGTGGTCATTCAAGGGTTATATTAATCCTACTGCACCTAATGCATTTGAAGTCGATTCTGTAGTTGGTTATTCATTCACATTGATTCGTACTTCTGGCGTGACTTCAACTAAACGCACGGTGGTTCCATAATGACTAAGATCAGCATTACAGACTTAAAGCAGAGTGTAACCACTCTAAACGTTCCAGTTAAAAAAGCCGTCAAGTGGAATGTTGAAGCGACTGAAAGCAATATTGGGTCACTTAAAAAATTGACGAAAAACAATTCATTAGAACTTGGTGATATTGTTGAGCTTGAAGCTGATATTTTTGTTAAAAAAATGAACTTCAAGGAAAGTCGCGAGGCATCCAAAGCAATTGAATGGGATCTTAATTATGAGAATCTTGAAGATTCAAAAGTTAAGAAAATCGATTCAACTCACATGCAAGCTGCTCAATTACTTGGTTCAATTTGCTCAGATCAAAAGGGAACACCTTTTTTCTCAAGTGTTAATGACATCTATAAAGCAGAGCCTAGTTTAATAAATGCTATGTATGCTGCTGCTGATGAAGTTAATAATTTTTTGGGAAAGTCTCGGAAGAAGAACTTGACGACAGAGAACTCCTCATTGAACTCGTCCTCAACGGAATCGGCGGAAACACCTTAGAAGAAGCTGAACAAAAACTTTCACATAGAGAGTTGATGTATTGGAGAGCCTACCGTCAAAAGTATGGCTCTCTTTTCTTTGGACGCCGTTTAGAGCAAAGCTTTGGAAGCTGGATGGCACATTACACAGGCTTCAAAGTTAAAGAGGGAACAAAAGTAGACCCTTATATATTTATGCCTCATGAAACGCCACCAGAAGACAACTCACTATCTTTAATTGATTATCTGGAAAAAGTAGCCAGTGATTAAGAAAATGATCAAAAAACCACTCAAAAGGGTGGTTTTTTAATAAACTGATTGTTATTTTGTCAAAACTTTATAACAAATGGTGAAATCATGAAGAAAATATTAGTTGCTGGTTTAATCGCTCTGGGTTTAGTGGGGTGTGCAACACCAATAACATCTACACAGCAGGCAATGCCTGAGGTATCGCAGGTAATAGAAATTCCAAATAAATCGAAAGATCAGATTTTTGAAGATTCAAAGATATGGATTGCTCAATCATTCAAATCCGCAAACAATGTCATCCAATATGCAGACAAAAGTACTGGTTCAATTATTGGGAAAGGAAATATTCAGTATCCTTGTGATGGTTTTATAGATTGTGGCGCTTTTGGCAACGATAAAGTTAACTTTACGATTAAAATCGATACCAAAGATAATAAGGCAAGAGTAACAATTAATGATGTTACTAGAACAAATTTGACCTATGTACAAGGTGGTTATAACGTGAATATGGGTAAAGAAGTTCCAATCAATATTATTCAGCACCAGCAAAAAATTGCTGTAAAACTTAATAGTGTGATCGATCAATACAAGACAGCAATTACATCAACTCAGTCCAATGCAAATTGGTAATTGAGATGAGCACTCATGCCATGAGTGCTCCTATTTTATTAAGTATTACATTGTAGTGGTTTATATGAAAAAAATTATTTTATTAGTTGCCGCAGTCGCTTTTTCTGCCTTTGTTCATGCCTCATCTGAATTAGAAGATAAACAAAATGCTCTTAATATGGTAAAGCAATATTCTGGGCTTGTTTCTTGTATGAGTTCTTTTGAAAAAGATCCGGAAAATGGACGACCCACTACTATTAAAGATGTAACAACAGTTAATTACGATAAAAAAAGTAATGAATATGTATTTTTTGTTTTATGGGTAGGGGATATGGGGTGTTCCGGTGGATCAGGGACCATGTCTAGCTTTGTAACTGAAGTTGCCAAACATGGAGGTGACTGGATGCCTTATACTATTCAAACTGATTTCGCTTTTGGTCAAGATGTTGGTATCAATTATGGATACATTGAATCTATCAAAAAAATTACTGCTAATAAATTTGAAGTTATAAGTTGGGATCACGCAGATAGTAAGTATGGTGGTGTGGATGGCGGGAGTAACTTTCCTGCAAATAAGTTTAAATATACGCTAGAGCGAGAGCGGTTTGAGCCTTGGAAAGTTACTCACCAAGCACTACTAGAGCAAAGAAAGTAGATGATAAAAAAGCACCTTAGGGTGCTTTTTTACCATCTTCTTGCTGATCGTAGGTTTCCCCGAGAGCCTCAAAAACTGCTTTGGCAGCAATATGGGCTAAGCGTTTACGTTCCTCAGCATCTCCAATAACTAGATGTGAGGCATCTCTATCATAAGAAAGGAAAGGTAATTACTCAATGTCTCGAGGGACGGTTTTACCCTGTAGATATGATTGAACTTTCAGAAATATTTGAAAGATTTTTTAACTTTTCACGAAGTAATGATCTTATGAGCATTGCTAGAAACATGAAATCGAAAATTAGCAACTAAATAGACTTATCTATAACCCGACCAAGTGTCGGGTTTTTTTATGTCTGGAGAAAAGGTATGGCGACAAATTCACTTGGCAGATTAACGCTTGATTTGGTTGTTCAAACAGCTAGTTTTACGGAACCATTAAGTAAGGCAGAGCGCCAAGCCCGAACATCGAGTCAAGGGATTGCTAATTCTTTAAATATTGCTGCTATTGCTGTAAGTGCATTGAGTGGAGCAGTGGCTGGTCTTTCAGTGGCTCAGCTTGTTAATTTTAGCGATCAAGTTATTCAGACTGGAAATGATATTCAAAAGTTTTCAAAACTTGCGAATGCTTCAGTGCGTGAATTTCAGTATTACGCCAAAGGGGCAGAAACTGCTGGAATTTCATTGGAATCTTTTGCAGATAAAATGAAAGACATGCAGGATCGTATAGGCGATTTTCAGCAAACAGGTGGTGGGCCTTTAGCTGACTTTTTCACCAATATTGCCCCTAAAGTTGGGGTAACTATTCAACAGTTTCAGAAATTATCAGGACCTCAAGCGTTACAGCTATTTTATAATTCTTTAGAGAAAGCTGGCGCGTCAACAAATGACATGAAGTTTTATATGGAAGCAATCATTTCTGATTCTTCTTTGTTAATTCCATTGCTTGAAAAAAATGGTCAAGGTTTTAAGAAGTGGGGTGATGCCGCTGAAAAGGCTGGCGCTATCATGTCTGATGATTTAGTTAAGAGCTTAGCAGAAGCAAAACAAAACCTCCAGTTAATGGATCTGCAATGGCAGGGAGTCGAGGCAAGACTTGTAAATAGTGTTGTTCCTGCTATCGAAACGGTTATAGAGAATTGGGATGATATTAAAGCGGTAACTATTGCCGTATCTGCTGGCATTGCAACTAGATTTGTTCCTGCTTTGGTTGTCGCTACATATCAACTTGGGCAAACTGCTATTTTTGCTGTCCGCGCTGGTGTTGGCTTGGCAAGTTTTGCTAGGAATGCTGGAGCTACTGCTAGTGTTATGGCTTTACTTGGTGGTCCAGCCGGCATAGGCATGCTTCTAACACAGTTGGCCGTTGCTGGTGGCGCCTACTATCTGATGACCAAACAGACTCAAGATGCTACAGGAGCTTTAGAAGATCAAGGCTTGGTGGTTGATGAGCTTAGAGACAAGTACCAAAAACTAACCGCTTCACAGCTAGCCATTAAAAGCATTGAGGCAAGTGAAGAAATTGAAAAACAGACTAAGGAGCTAAAAAGTCTTTTTACGGCTTTAGAACAATTTGAGAATGACTTGAAAGTTCAAGGTGATGCCAAGCAACTTAAAGGAATTCAGTTGTATCT